CAAAACACGGCGGTTCGACTTCATCTATTATCAGCGCCTCCCTGCATTTCTCACAGCTCACATTCGGGAAGTCCAGCTTTGCGCGTATGTGAGCTGTCAGACGTTTTTTGTTTCTTCTCCGTCTATAAATTCGTCTTCGTCAATACAAGTTTCATTGACAAATCTGGAAAATTTAATACTCTTCCTCATCAGCATGTCGATATTCTCAGGAGTAAAAGGCAGAGGCTGTTTGTTCACGATTAATCCCGGATGGTCATGATCGGCAATCTTCCGCCAATTTTTAACTACTGCCCGGCCCAACAGGCAGTCGGATACATCACCCGCATTTTCCCCTGTTAGCTTGGCCCTCCTTGCGGCCTTCTGGTTTATTCTCCTTAGATCCGATTTTGTAGCCAGTTGCATCAGCACTTCCGTGTCATTATCAAACTGTATCCACTTCGATTGTTCATCATCGAATATTCCAATTTTACCCATGTGTATATCTCCTTTTTCGTCAATGAAGGGCGACCCGCCGGATCGCCCCTATAAAATTAAATTAATTTCCGGCCTGCAGCGGATCGCCGCCGAAGGTGTTTGTAAGCGCCAGCCTAAACGGCTTCGTGATCCCGGTCATGCCGGTCGGGGCCGCAGCGGCTGACAGGCAATTTAACTCAATCGGGTTTTTAATAATGCCCCGGTCCTCAGGGGCCTCTACGTTTGCATATTTAAGGTTCGGTAATGATATCACCATCTTTCTGTATGACGATCCGCTGATCAATGCGCCGGTGAATGTCATGTCCATTTTTTTGGCATTCCCTGCATCCCAGTCCGTAAACGGAGTGGCCGATGTGTAACGAGGATATACCAGTTTTAGTTTTACCTCAGGCACACCGTCATTGGTCGGCTCATCGATGTTGTCGAATGATCCTCCTGCGCCGTAGACTCCGGACATTTTACGCTCTGCGGTCAGCTCAAATTCATTCGGATAGACTTTATCGCCATCAGCGAGTGCCCCACCACCCTGAGCGTTCAGCCGCATAACGCCCTGGCTATACAGTATACGGTTTGCCTGTTCACGGTATGTGACATTCAGGAAGGTTGAGAGCGTATTCACCGCTGAATTCCAGATAATGTTATACGCGAGTATCTTGAAACTTATCTCCAGCGGATTGCCAATTGAGCCTTTGATAGTCATCCCCATGATCTTTGCGGAGACGGCCTCTTCAATGTTGATCTTTTTATTCATGGCAAGGCAAACAAATAATCCGTCCAGGTTGTCTGCGAGATCATATACGTGGTCTGCAATCCCGGCTGACATACTTCCCTGCGTAGTTGCGCTTGTGGCTGCAGGCAGAGCTGCAACAAATGTCAGCGTATCAGCCGTATTGCTGAGAATACGCCGAACAGCCCCGACATTCGTCGGCTGCCCGGAGTCTGCCGAGCATTTCCAGAATTTTCCGGCATGATCATTGATCGTCCAGCCTGCTCCGGTCTTGAGCAGCGTAGTTGTGCTTCCAGCCCCCGTACCGTTGGTTGCGACTCCGCTCGTGTATGTCGGAACTCCTGCCGTCCCCATAAAATGAGCTATCAGTAGATCAAGAGAGTCGTATCTCAGATATGCCGGTCTATCGCCTTCAGCCTTGATCGCTCCCCTATCTGAATCAGTGGGCCAGAAGAGACCTAATGAATCATCGACTTTGTCCTCCATCGATTTCTTTAATGAACCGGGCAGAATCAATATCCCATCATACGCTCCGCAGGCCTCTGCCGTACCCCATGTTATGCCCCTCTTTGCTGCCATTTTAATTTCTATCCCAGCTACACCTGACATAATTTATCCTCCTTTTACCAGTTGAATGTCGTGTCAAAATTTGTTTGAAAATCTACGCCGTATATGGCGACTGTTTTTGATATATATACAAGCTGCACTCTTAATATTTTTAATCTCTCAATGGCGAGACCAAATGTCTTGTTGATCAGGTTTGTCTTCACGCCCTCTATCAATTGATAACATCCGTAGGTATCTTTGCGAATCGCCTCGTTGCCTCTGAGATTCTTTGCGCATACTAAAATTGAGAACTCGCATATCTCGTTATAATTGGGACCGTCCACCCAATCATACGTTGATCCTGCATAAGATACAAAAGCTGCAGGATATATTATCGGCAGCTCATCGATCTTGCCATCGAGCTGCCCGGCATACGTCTCGACAGTACGGACGTATGTCAGTTGGGTTTTTATTTCGCTGATGATTTTGTCTTCAATATCTTTAAAATTCATTTTCAATACCCGGATAAATTGTGGTTATTTCACCCTATCCTCTATTTTATTAATTCAACACCTCAACAACCAATCCATTTTGAATTACTCCGCCTGCTGCAACCGGACCGGCTGAATGCGCGCCAGTACATTCAATAACTATTTCGCCTGTATCATCCTGGGCCGAAGTTGCGCTATATGTAGCCACATATGGAGCGTCATCGAAACGCCCATTGTTTGTCATTATCTGTTGAGCAGACGCGCCTTCCCGTAAAATAACTGAGTCAACGCTCCATTTTGCCTGAGCAGATGAGGCATTAAAAGATGTAATCACTGTCCCGGACGTTTTACCGCCCCAATAACATTTCACTGTTTTTGTACCGTATGTCGCCCCAGATCCCGTAGATCCCCAAGCGCGAAATTCAATGCCCTTACCATTGACATTTAATGTATTCGCAGGGACTGTAAAAGTCATTAGTATGTCTTCTTGAGCTGCTACACCTACAGTCTTATGGTCGCTTGTGCTCGCGTGGCTATACAGTACGCCGCCGACAGCGGCCCCTTGCACACTTACAAGCCCGGACCCGGCAATGTTGAGAGCTAAGACAGATTTTCCCTTTGTGTAAAATCTAATGTCCCCACTATCTGAATTATATGTATTCGAAAAATATAAAACTCCCACCCCTCCATCATATGTAAGTATTCCCTGATAAGCGGACGTAGACCCTAACTTGATTGACCCATTATCGCTGCCAGAGGTAGCCGTAAACCAATCATAGCCGATAAAATCACCTCCGACTGCGCTTGTTGATTGTGCTCTGAGCGATCCACCCGCAATTATATCCCCGTCAACAGACAGATTATATTCGCCAGCGCCTAAATTTAAGAATTTTACAGTCGTATTGCCTGCTGAATTTGTGAGTAGGGATAAACTCTGCGCCGAAATTCCTCTGCGCACGTCCAAAGAATTTGCCGTCAATTCATACTGTGTATGTAACCTATCAGCATAAATCTTTCCTGCTTCAATCAATCCTATTCTTGCTTCTGGTGTTTTGATATTAGGCATTACTAATTTGTAAGCATGGATACCATTGAAAAAAAATACTCCCTCATCGCTGTGCTTTACAAAAGAGACTGATTCCGGGATGTCCAGACACGCCACCTCAACCGCTGCAGTTTTATTAGAGACATCATAAACTGCAACCTTGAGCCGGCCCCTATTCTCAGGTGCAACGATCAAATAATCTTTCAGCACCAGCGTTTGATCGGGGCCAGACCCTACATTTTCATTTCCTCCGTTGCCTCCCGCACCGGTCTGACATGTTGTTGACGGATTTGAAAATAAAATCGAATTAACTGTAAATGTAGACGAAGATGTATCGAGAATGTATATGCCGCCGCCATTGAAATTACCTGCATATTGGTATTTCCCCCCTGACGCATCGTCCAATTCAGCGAAACTGTTTGTCGTAAAACCAATATTATAAGGCGTCCCGATTAACTGCGGAGAAGCCTCGTTGGATATATCCAACATTATGATATAGTTGCCATTCGGGTTTGAACCAGATGTGCCATATGAGGTGATAATAACTCTATTACCATCTACCTGGATGCCATGCCCATTAATTCCTAAATAGGTTAAATTTGTATACGTCCCGATCGGCGCCAATAATGCATTTGAGGTCTCAGCTAAGATTGTCGCCATTGACCAAATCTCGTATTTCCCCAAATCCCCTGAAACTACATGCATCCGGTTTCCGACAATGCGCATATCGTGAATATTTTTTAAATAATTGGCGGATTGGGGGATAACAGACCGGAAAAAAACCGGACGGCTTTTGTCTTTTACATCCATTATGCCCAGCCCAACATATCGATAACTAATCGGTGTATGTTGAGATAACAAGCTATATATTACATAGTCATTATAAACGCCTGAAATATGAGCTCCAGCAATACTCATATTTTTTGCTGAAAAATTACTGGAGGCATCCCCGCTGGTTAAATTAATCAGCGATCCATCAATCGACGATTTTAATTTAACTGTTGTTGTAGATGAAACTGCCTGCACATAATATGTATTCCCAGAGGTCAACCCTCCGCAAACAGTGCCGGAACCGTTAGTAATTTTTATTTTATCGTTTATTGCCAAACGATGAGCGGCAGTGAAAATAATAGTATCCGCATCAATATCACAATCAACGTTGTTTTCTCCGAGCATTAGATCGTTATGCCCGACGAGGACAAATGCTTCATTCCCAGCATCGTACCTAAAAACACTAAAGCCGGTATCTTCATTATAGCAATACGCAAAACCTGAATCCATAGCACAATTTCCGAATGTATTGCCAACACCTGAAACATCAAGTATTGCCCATTTGCTTACAGCATCAACCGTCACTGATTTCATTCCGGATAATGTTCCTCCGGTGCCATTAATGTCTTGTTTCGTTTCCCACGCCCCCGCTATTGAAATAGTCATAAGAAAAACCAGAAATGCTAAAAGGATCTTTTTCCTCATCACTGCACCCCCACACAGATCATCGTCAACGTCGGACTCGTCCCGCCGGTAAATGTGGTCAGGTTACCCCGGATATTATTTGCCGGCTGCCCGTTAATGGAGAAAACTCCCTGCCCGGCTGACAGATCAGTTGCCGACAGGTTATATGTACCCATCGATGTATATGCCGTGCCGGCGAGGTTGCCATCGAGGCCCACGGTTACGGCTGTCGGGCTGCCGGTGATATTGACCTGGCAGGTCCAGTCTTTATATGTCGCTAACACTGTCTTGCCGGTCCCGGCTCCGGCAGCGGTGACGCCGTCCAGGAGAGTGAGCGGGGCGTTAGCAAAAACAAAAACAGGAGTTAACAGTAAGCAGTAAACAGTAAGCAGTAGAAACACGAATGTAGGGGCGATCCGGCGGGTCGCCCTTTTGAAAAAAATGTCAGTTTTAAATCTCATATAAAACCTCCTTTAAAATCCTTTTAAAGAGTCTCTTGTGAAGACCCGATCGCTTTCTGTTTTATTGGTTTCCACGCCGCCCTGTGTAGGCGCAGCGGGTTCGGGATCCTCGCCGATGCTGATTATCCCTTTTGATATGCCTTCAAGCTGTCTGGTCGCGTTTTTATATCGATCCGCCCTGGTCGCGGGGATCTCCTCGACCCGCCGGGAATAGAGGTTATAGATAGATATATCCACTGAGCATTTTTTTACAATGTCCGGGACGGTGCTAAATGGCACTGAATATTTATTGCCGCAGTAGCTATCAATCTCAGCGTCCGCCTGTGCGATCGCTTCGTCAACGCGGGAGGTGACGACTGCGCCGGTGTTTTCGTCATCCGTTAATTGGATGATGGATGCTTCCGGGATTAGTTTTTTTATGTCTGTTAATGTGCAGTATGGCATTTGTTTATGTAGGGGCAATCCCTTGCGGTTGCCCAAATCAGGGCGGGGATAAACCCCGCCCCTACGGGTTAATTGTTATTTTTTTTTACGTTAACAGCGTGTCCTTGAATTTATACCCGAGGTCTGCCCCGGTTACTACAATATCCGTCTCCTCAGCGGCCTCATAAACATCCTGATGCTCAGCAGGCTCTCTCCATGTGCTGAGGCGTCGAATTCCTCCGCCTTCCTGATATAGCCTGACCTGATATCCTGCGCTTGCAGTCTTCAATCCTGGAGTTTTAGTCCGGTGACAGAGGAACCCCATGCCCTTTGTAGCAGTGACTTCCCATATCTTCAATGATGACCATTCGGTGCCAGTCTTTGTTTCCTTCGCGACATTGACAAGCGCCTTGCCAACAATAACTTCTTCCAGCTCGAGCAGGGCAGCTAATAGATCTACTGTAAGCACACCGCGCTGGGTATATTTAATTTTGTCCAAAATAGTGGTCTCTTCCTTCAGACTCATGTATGTCCCGTAATCAATCACGAGCACATTCGCTTCTTTCCCCGTTGCAGCCTGAATGGTCCTCTGAGCTTTGTTTATGTCTGCCAGAAAAGTGTTTCCGCTGCCGGCAGCCCATAATCCCTCAGCATCCTCACCTGTAGCGTTGCCGTCAATCCATGCGGTGTCCTTAATAAGCTGTGCAATCTGCACTTCTTTATTAAGATCAATTTTGTCCGAGCAAAATTCAATGGCGTCCATCTCAGGCTTTAGCGCCGGGGCGTTCGGCAGCGCCGCATTCTTTCTGTCTTCGTCGGTAACTTCCTTCGCATGGGCATATTCGTCCGTCGCGATTGATACCTCAGTAATCGGATATCCGCTTCTGTTCGCCCTTGTTCCTGCCGCTCTTATCCCTGCTTCGTTACGAAACCAGGCCCCCTTGAGATATTTCGTGATCTTGGCCTTCGGGTTTGCTGTGTCGATGATGGTAAAAACCCTGTCGCCGATGTAGTCCTTATTTTTGTAAGCCAGGCTCACATTCTGTAATGGTACAGATGTGAGTAATTCTTTAACGTTTGGTTGTGACATTTTTTAAATCCTCCTTTCAGTGTAGGGGCAATTCATGAATTGCCCCTACTGATTTTTAAAATTTAATGGACTATGGTCCCGAGACTGTAAATTGTTACGGCCTCAGTGCCTGATCCGATATCTGTTACTACAGCAAGGAAACGCTTACTGTTGTTCTGTGCGATTGTCATGGTCCCGCTCAGTGTGACCCTATCTCCGGCGGTAACGGTGATCGTTTCTGATGCATCAGCGGTGTTTCGGACTGTGAACTCCAATCCTGATCCCACTACACATCCGGCGATCCCTGCGACGATTAACGCTGCAGTGGGTGTCACGTCAGATCTGGCTCCGCCTGCGGGATCTCTCAGTATCATGCCGCCTTTAAGCTCGGCTGCGGTATATGTCCTCGCACCTGCGGTTGCGTCTGTTGTAACCACAAACCTCTGCCATGCATCCTGAGTGATGCCTGGTACGGGGCCGAGAAGTAGAATAGATCCGAGATCGTCCTCTGCTCCGGTCGGATCAATAACTATCCCTCTTGCATATTGCAGGGCTCCGGCTGCTGTCTTGCCTTTACCTGCGTCAGTAGCAGAAACGTATTCCGCCATTACAAAAGATCCTTCTGTCAATGCAGCATTTGCCTGGTATTTGGAGATACCCGTTACCATGACTGATGCGGCTTCGCCCGCTGCGGGCGCATTCTGTAATGTCCCGATACATACCTCGCTCTCACTGTCCGGTCTCCGCACCGTATGTGATGTCGTAAGCACGACAAAACGATATCGATCGTTGGTGAGGTCTTCGGCAGCTTCAAAACTTACAATTAATATTTTGTTTTCCATTTTCTAAAATCCTCCTTTCAGTAAAGGGCAGGGATAAACCCGGCCCCTACAATTTTTTTATCCTTTGATCTCTTCAGCGTATTCCGCTGCGAGCCCCGGGTGTTCTGTTTGCACTTCGCTGAAAGCCTGTTTGTAAGACATGTCTTTATTGGCTTCCATCTTCTTTTGGGTCAGCGCAGTAAGTTTTGCTTCCGCATTGCCTGCCCCGACATCATTACCCCTTCCCGCCACCTCACCGAATTCAATAGCCTTCGGCAATGCGCTCAGGAAGGACTGCACAAATTCGAGCAGGGTCTGTTTCGCCTTCTTATCGCCCTCGCCGAATTCAACAGTGGCCTCAATGAAAGCGATCTGATTCATAAACTCGGTAACGCCCATGCCCAGCTTATCCATTGCGGGAGTGAGCTTCCCTGCTTTTTTCAGTCCCTCGCAGAAATCGGAGATTGCCTTTCTCTTTACCTCCGCCGCTACGGCAAGAGCAGTATCCTCTTTTTTCTTAAGAGCGGCTTCTCTTTCTGAAAACTCTGTTTCTTTCTTCTTTGTTGTCTCGGCAAACTCTGCGTCTTTTGTCTTAAGCGCAGCAGCTATGCCTTCATTGATTTTTTGCTGAATCTGTTCTTCAGTCATATCTGTACTTCCTCCTTTCTTTTGTTCCGGCATCATGCCCTTCATCTGGGTCATCATGTCTGCGAACAGTTTTTTGATTTCGTCTAACATAGATAGTCCTCCTTCTTCATACTCGATTATGGTTTGGTCGCCTTCATCGAATGCGACATCGTCAAGACCCTTCACTGCCGGAGGGTTCGCCCCCAGCCAGCCTATATGCCTCAATGTCCCATCAGGATAAAGCGAGATGGAACGCTTTTTAAAAAGCCCTTTTGCGCGCATATCATTAAACTCAGGTTGGGATTCTTTTTCTTTATAGAAGAGTAACTGCCCGATACGTTTCAATGAATCAACCCACGCCCATGCCGGAGCGTTTATTTTAGGATGACCGATAACAACAGGCGCGCCGATACGCGGATTGAACTTTTCGATAATATTGTCGAGCTCCTGTTCTGTCCAGTCTTTTGTATTACCGGCTGCATCCGTATGCGTGCCGGTTTTAAATATTGGGATCCATTTATTCACCATCCTCTCCTTTCTAAATAATTTTGTATGCCGTCTTCAAAAACTTTTTGCGGATTGATCTCGTTAATTGCAAGCTGAAAAAATGGCCTCGGCTTCATACCTTTCTGCCGGACCGACTTAACCGGGTGTCTTGCCCCGGGCCAGAATAATGCTTTTTTGTTTTTCGCAGTAATTACTATTTCTTTTTTTAATGGCCCGTATAGCCCGGTACCATCATGAACAAACTTTGCGTATGGGGCAGTTGCTTTGATCGTCGCAGACAATCCCTTATCTGAAATATACGATGTAATTGAATTGACGAGGTTACTTGTCTTGACCGGAGTCTTCTTGACGGCCCGCGCTTCAATATCTTCAACAAGATTAATCATTCCTGCCTTTATCCCGCCGCTGATATCATTGCCCAGTCGTTGTATTAATGGGGTAAGCTCGGGCGTGATCTTTATATTGATTGATAGGCTCATTCCCTTATCCTCTTTATAAGCCGCCCATGACAATGCGGGTGATATGGCGGCAGCATTCCGCGATCAACAAAGCTTTCAATATTATCAAGCGATGGTTGATTGCGCTTGTTTTTTAAAAACGATTCATACTCGCCCGGCGACATCTTTGATTGCGACTGCATCATCTGATATGCCTGCGGCACGGAGATGACCGTGCCGTTTATGGACTTGCAAAAATCGCAGTCCATTGTCGGCTCATATATCTCGATCTCTGCGACGCCGCCATCGTTTAATTGAGATATATGTCCCCAATTCCGGGCACGCTGGACCGCCGTATCAACTATCGTTTGAATTTGACCTTCCGTTAGATCAACCATGATCTGGCTCATCTGATTCTTGAGCTCAAGAATCCATTCTTCCCCTCTGCCGAATATCCCGGCTCCGCCTTCATGATAATATTCTCGCAAAAAATCATTCATCTTGGCCGCCGGCCCGGAGTTTTTTATAAATTTCGATAGGTAAAAAGAATCAAGCTCTGAGAGGAAATCTACAGTGCGCAGATCCACCCCTCCGAATGCCACATCGAGGCCGGGGGTAAGGAGATCGGTCATTTTATAGAATGTGTACATTTCAGTTACAGTGTTGTTAATCGCCGTTTTATCAACGTTTTCATAAGCAGAGCCGAGGAGGTCTTGCATCTTTGAAATAAATATTCCCTCTGATGGAGGTTCAGACAAACCGCGCAGCCAAATCTCTATATTTTTCAATGCGGTTTCTTTCAGACCCGTCATCATAGGGGATATGCGGTCGAGATAAATATCAACCCATTCGTCGGGCTCTGAGAAATTATGATGTTTTCCGCAGTTACATTTAGTGGAATGGTTTTTATTTTTCTCTGAGAAGACAGGGAAAGCCGGTTGTTTCGGCAACGGCGTTACCAACTCATCTCCTTCGCCCGGCTCCGGAATCCCATATGTGTCATAAAAATATTTCTTTGTGACCGGGACGCCGATATTAACGAGTATCTGATCCCTCTCGGCTAAAGGCTTGAGATCCTGCTCGTCTTCTGTGCGTATCCAGACCTTTGGATATTTCATCACGCCGGGGAAGTTGTAATCAACAAGCCATTTTATGAGCGAATTATTTTGACATTCGCAAATCATGTCAGCGTCAGACTTAACATATTCTGCTTTAACGTCTATTGCAGCATCTTCACTGCCGAGCTTACCGGGAGTGCTTTGAGATGTTCCCGTATGGCCGAGTAACACCTGAGCTATTGCTGAATTCATGAAATTACAGAGGGTCTCGTATGTGTTGACCGATCCTCCGCGTGTTGCTTCGAGGAATTCGATAATCATATTGTCCGGGATGGCTATTGCGGATTCCTGCTGTATTGCTTCGCATGCCGCAAGAAGATCGTCCTGCTGTTTCTTTACCGTTCCCTGCGGATATTTCCCAATAGGAGTAGGCGAGCCGAACTTATCAGCAAAGATCAGCCAGAACTTGATCGCATTCTTTTTGAACCAGACCGGCCAGTAAAGCATCCTGCCGAGGCCGTCGCCGTAAGGACTGCCGTTATCTGAGATATTTCTAAAAATGATAAACTTTCTGTCCGGTAATTCCTCACCTTCGACCATATTCTGCAGCGTTAACATCCGCATCTTATTTTGCAGATCAAAAACAAACCGACGGGAAGCCCTGCCGATGATGTCTTTAATCCAGATGTCGCCTTCGGAACGCTCCCACATGACCTCCCCGGGTTTAAATCCCAGTACCGTGCCGGACAGAAGCATCTTCCGCGCCGCATCATAATTGAAATTTAAAAATACCTCTTTCACAAAATCGGCGATCTTCTGATCTGACCGTTTGTCGGACGCCGGGATCACTTCCCACTCTTTACCGACAACAGCAAGCTTCCGGGTTTGCAATGCCGAGCCGACTTTGTCTTCCCTGAGCAGGTCTTCATAAAGCTCAATGCCCTTACCGCCGGATTCGGACTTGAGAACCTTATCTGGATTACTCTGGACTGAACCGAGATAATCCCGAAAGATGTCCTTTTCGACCGTTGCAATCTCGTCAGTTATTGGTTTTTGTGTGTTTTCGTCTTTCATCAGCCTCTAATCCCTCATTTTGCCTTTCTAACTTTATCAATTTTTACATTCCGTCTCCGGAGTGCTACCTTACTACCCCTGAAATCAACCTGGGGCATTTGTGTGGCTTTGGCGGCTATTTCTTTTTTATCCAAAATAGCCTCCGATTTTCGTGAACTCACGTTTTGAGCCGGTTGATTGAAATTCGATGGGGCCTGCGTTTAAATTGTTCACCGCATAAACTCCCAACATCCCAGCGCAAGCTGAATCACCATGTCTTTTACCACCCTCACTGCTCGACCGGCGGATATCTGAAATCATCGGTACGCCGTTTTCAAGCCTGACTACGCGGTGATCATCAAGGATCTCTGCATCCATTGGCAGTTCGATTGTTTTATCTTCAAACCGGACTTTGTATTTCGGCATGTTGTCTTGATAGAACTGCCGGGTGAGCATTACCTGTAAAATCCTCGAGGCCCCGTAACGCTGCATAGCCACTTCGGCAAGGTATTGCCCGTTGCCTCTTGCATCCAGCGCGCCTCCCCTGAAATTCGGCAGGCGGTCCACGATATAAAACAGGATCTGTTCCTGCTGGCGAAACGGCACATTCCTTAATTCAATAACGAACGGCGCCCTTAATGAAAGATTCTGCTGCCGTGCTAAAGGTATGATTACGGTTAAATCTAAATTTCGAGCGAAGTCCTCGCCGAAGTAATGCGCCTGCGTTATATCGAGGATCTTTAATATTGGTTCAAGGTAGAAATTAATCCAGTCCTGGCAATCCTTTGCCCGGACTTCATCAGACTGCTGTTCAAATCCGGCCTTGCAGGTCCAGCGCAGTACAGGGATCTCTTGCTTCATGCAGGATTCAATAAGTGCGCTTGTAAAATATATCCCGCTGCCTTTGCTTGGGATACAGAATAATTCTTCGTCCGCGTGCTCACCATAAGATTTAATCAAATCCGCTCTCCACTGAGTCTGAGCTTCCGGAGTCCACTCCTTGCCGAGCACGAGACAAATTCTTTTATAGAGTCCATCTTCTAATGCGTCATCAAGAGTGATCCGGTGCAGGCTGTAGGGAAACTTCCCTTTACGGATATCATCGACAAGTTGATTGAAAATATTGCTCTCTCCGAAGTGAGTGCTAATAATCCTGACCTTGCCGCCCCACATTAAAAAAGCCATAGCCGCCTTTATTAATCCCTGTAGGTCATCATGGAAAGCCGCCTCATCAATTACCGCAATGCCTTGCTTACCTCTTAGGTTAGACGGCCTTGAGCTTAAGGCAAGGATTTTAAACCCGGATGCGTAATCTATCCTGAAGGCATGGATCTCCTTATCTTCGTTTTCTTCCTTGAAGATGAATTCAGAAACTTCGGAAGCGGCAAGTTTATAATGCCGGGACCAAAATGCACAGGCGTCTATAAATTCCCTTGACATATCCTTGTTGTATCCAATATAAAAAACGTCCATGCCGGTCTGACTGGCTGATACCAGCACATCATCCGCAGCCTCGCCCCAGGTCAAACCTACCCTGCGGGATTTCTCGCAGACCTTTACATCCGCCCGGTCAGCGATCCACTTGCGCTGATAGTCCAGTAATACGCCGTCTTTCGGCAGGTCGTCTATATTTATGAGGCCCATTGTCATTTCGCTATTCCTAAAATCTTCGCACGGATCTGCGCGGCTGCGTCGTCGGTCAGTCCGCCTTTCTTTGCGATCTTTGAGACTGCATCGGCAGTTTTAACGACCTTGCCCTGCATGTCCGATTTAAACTTCTCTCTACTAACATTCGCCTTAATAACTTGAGCTAAAGCAATTGCAAGCCCGGGGATGTTTTTAGGAGCGACTGTTCCCGCCTGTATCATTTCTATAATCGTCTGCGCCATCAATTTTCCGCCTGCTTCATCTAAAACTAATCCATCGCCGCCGGCATCGGAGATCAGTGTTCTGGACTGATCCTCGATAATGCGGAGACGTCTGACATTCTCAATGAACCCCTTGCCGTATCTGCCGACTCCGGACTTTGAAAGGTCAATTCCCTGATTTTTAAAATGCGCGGATATCTCTTCGTAAGTTGATCCCTCGATAAGGAGACGGTTTAGCTCTTCCTGCTTTTCCTGCGGGAGGTCGTCAACCTTGCTATGCGTGCGGCGGTTAGCCACTATTCAAGCTCCTTTTCGATCTTCTCGATATCATCGACAATGCCTGTCCATTTGTCTTTTAATCCCTTATATTCTTTCGAGAGAAAAAATATTAAATCACCATCGATTTCCTTTAGAGATCTGATTGATGAACCTGCGAGTAATTCTTTGAGTGATTTTATTTTTTTCTGTGCTTCAGCCTCCAGCTCCATCTTGCTGAATTTTTTTGATTGTAATTCAGTTTTCAATTTTGAATATTCGCTCATTTAACTCTCTCCTTAACGATGGTTGTAAGCTCTGTAATCGCAGATGTATTCATAATGATCACATCCTGCTGTTCATTGGAAAGTTTTTCATAGTCTTTTACCAGACAGACATTGTCTTCATACATTTGTTTCATTGCTTTAGAGCGACGCTCCTGAGAGAGTGTTATTGCTATCAGCACCATCCATGGACCTATGACGATCATTGCGAGGATCGTACTGATTGGCCATGTGCCAATCTTATCAAGTATCGCCGCTATGGCGGTTATTATTGATACCTGCTCAGGGGTCATTTATTGTTCCTTTTAAAAATTAGGACAGATTGCTCTTATTCCCTCAGCATCTTGTTCGGATAAGCAGGAAGGCGTATGTCCGGTTATCCCTGCACCGGCAAGGCCGCTTGTACATGCTTCATCTTTAAAAACTATAGCTTCAAGTTGTTCACATGCTGCACTTGTATCAGGGAATAATACATCCAAAACCGCTAAAGTCTGAGCGCAGCCAGACAATAAAATAAATCCGATCATTAAGATTAATTTTTTCATGCCGTTCCTCCTACGGGGACCAGTCCCCATTCTTCTGGTTTATTTTTATTGGCCCAGAATGCCGGGCCGCCAAAATCTTTGACCGCATTGTAGTAAACCAACGCCCGCTGTCTGCGCATCCACCGAAGCAGGATAAAAGATGTATTGCCGTCTATCAGCCTGAGCATGTTATTTAACAATACTCTGTCCGCCTCGTCTTTATCGTCAATGGTTTTACCTGCGGCAGTCATCTTGTCATGGATCTGGCAGGCGGGAGTCATGGACAATCCCCAGTTTGTTTCCGGGACGAGCTTTTCTCCTAAGCCATTACCTGCGCCGCAGCGGCCTTTCTCACGTTCTTCCTTCGGAAGTTTCCAGTACCACTCCGGGGCGAATAAAGCTACCTGTTTCATAACGCCCCGCCTTCGGCTTCCCCTCTTAATTTAAGAGGGGATTGAGGGGAGTTATTTTTATAATTCGTAAATATCTTCTCTACATAATTATTTATCTGCTTATAATCCGGATGCTTTCCTCTAACCATGCAGCGCAGATCGCGCAGCATGAAAGATACATTTGCCCAGCGGATTGAGATATGGTCCTCTAAGCAAAGATGGATCGCTCCGTAGACATATCCCAGTCCGCCGTTGTATGCGGCCAGCGCCATCATCCAGTGATCGTCCTCGATGCAGGCGTTATTACCTTTTAACGAAGGGATTAAAAACTTTACTCCCTTGTATTGCCGCCTTAAATATCCCGCTCCGGCATTCAGGTTTTTCTCCGGATCAAAAAAATCAGCGTCGGTCATCAATCCCATCTCTCTGCCGGTCAGCGGCATGAGCTGAAGAAGTCCACGCGCTCCGCAGGGGGAGACGGCGGACGGGTTAAATGATGATTCCTGCTCAACCTGTGCGGTAAGTAGCGCACAGGGTATATTGTGCCGCTCTGCAGCAGCCTTTATTTCTTTTTCAAATCTCATTTAACGCCCCGCTGCTTAAAGCACCTACTGTTGGCTTCGGCTTCCCCTCTTAATCTAAGAGGGGATTGAGGGGAGTTAAAAAAAGAGGAGGCTTTCCGGGTTGCCGTCCGGAAAGCCGCAATGTGGAGGTGAAAACATGAAGGGATGTTGCGCATGTGAATACAATAAAAAATAAGCGGGAGTGAAGTCTTACAACATGTGTTGTGAAATTAAAAGAAGTTTTTAAGTGGGGATTTTTAAAGGGTAACAGAATCATCGGTTAAAAAGCAATTTTAAAAGAAGGCGGGGATTTCTCCCCGCCCGTGTAGTTAATGGCTTTATGCTGTCTGTATCTGGTCAAATGGAAGCCCAAGCTGAGGCGTCTCAGTCGTCCCCCATCCGATACCATATCGGAGGACGGTTTTTCTTGTTGTGCCCGTCAATGCCTGTGCTGCCCGCAAAGGCTGAAGGATGCCGACCTCTATCATGCGCTTTACTGCGTTTCTCACGCTTGCCGCGCTCCTACCCATCTCCTCGGCAATAAGCCTAAAGGGTTCGCCCTGCAAAACGCGCTCCCGGATTTCAGGCCAGAACGGGCGGCGAGCAAACCAATACTTTTCGATCTGGATGATTCGCTTAGACTCCAGCCCGGCGAGGTAATCAACAAGGCGAGGGTGAAATGCCTTAGCTTGCGGAGACCCGGCTGCCGCTGCTGCTTTTACACAGCCACCTGCATCATAAAATTCTGAGGGTCTTCCGCGCCCGGCATTTGTCGTCACGGTGACGACAAATCTATGTGGTTCGAGAACGGCTTTATTGCGTCTGAAAAGTTTCGCCATGCTCTGCCTCGGATGGGCATAGCCGAGACATTTGCCGAGGAACTCTGTTGTCATACAGAAGCCGCCTTCGGACTCGTAAACTTCGATCTCCTTATTGCCGTTTGAAACCTTTACCGGCATTGTCGTTATTTCTTTCATCTCTTTACCTCCTTCTTGAAGATTTCATATATCCCGTCTGCTGCCTTCCATGCTTCATCAAGCATGTCCCTTATGAGCAGTCCGAGATAGCTCAAGTCTTTATTGTTAAGCAGTTCTCCGCAGAGGGGGTTTAACTCCTCCGCAAAGATTATCATAGAAAAGATAGGTGTGAGTTTATCCTTAACGTCATTGATTACATCGATGTGATCAATGATCCCTCCGAGACCCGGACGGATTTCAGGTCGTTGGATACACATGGCGGTATACCTCCGTAAGTTTTTTGAACTTTCGGGCAATAAAAAGACCCGAGTGTTGTTCGTGGGCCTTACGGTAACCACCCCTGCACCTCGCGATGCAAAGACACTCGGGCTTTCACCCTTATAAACTAAATCACCCCTTTCCGCGACTTTGCGGAGGGAGGGGTTGCCCCCGTAAGGCTTCTGAACAATAAAAGCATATGTCAAAAGCCGTAGGGCTGTCAAGAGGGCTCCCCGAAAAGACCTTCCTGTCTATCATCTTTCCCATTACTGTTTATGATCCTGCGGACGTGCATCTCGGAGAGATTATATTTCCTTGCAATCTCAGTATAATTCCCTCTGAATTCCTTCTTGATTTTCTCATCCCTGATTTTTTGCAGGAGGCTGTCAACCTTCTGAAAATAGTACGGCAGGCCGCCATAGTGAAGGGCGAGTTTAATTGTATTTTCAATGCCGATTATCTGCGACATTTCATTGTAAGCGGCAGGAAGATCGTCTACTGTTATCTCTTTGATCCAGTCGTTACTCATATAGCTAAAGTTTCCTCCCGCATCTCGGACAATATCTAACCGTCATCACTATCATATCGCGCTCCGGCGTCTGGACAGTAAGGAAAGGCGATCCGCTTTTAATCATCTCATTAAATACACGGCAGCACCAATCGCCATCAGCCCGACGGAAGGATTCCCATAGAGGATCGGTAACTCCTCCTTCCCCCCTCTTATCTAAGAGGGGGATTTGAGGGGGCGTTATTTTATTCACCTTTTTGAAAAGCTTTTTAAAAAACATTTAATAACCTCTTAAATTCTAATTTATCAATACATCAACGAACCAGATTTTCTCAACTCTGCGAATGTCTATGATGCCTATATGATTAATAATGAATGTCTTGACCGCCTTGTCCTCTAAATACCAGATATCATTTACTCTATTACTGCCTCTTTTTTCTGCTTTTAAAAATCCTCGGCCAATCCATTGAGTAACTATATGTAAATCAACGCCCAATCCTTCGGCCACCTGTGTCGCATTGTAGCCATCCTGATTCATCATTATCCGAGATCTTTTTTTCTTTAGAATGATTGCTGCTATGCTCCGTTGGAAACCCTCTTTTTTGAGAC